ATACAATATTATCATGCTCCATTATAAAAAATAATCAGTTAAATTTAATGATTAAAGCTTGTAATATTGATTTGAGAAAAAATAAAAATAACAAAGAGCAATATATTAAATTAGCCAACTTAAATCAAAAACAACACAATTGCAATGAAATAATTAAAATTCCAAAAATGATTAATTGGGGTTGGTTAGCCGGATTAATAGATGGAGATGGAGTTATAAGTATTTATAAAAATAAGAGAGGATATATGCAGCCATATATTGGAGTAATTATAAATAATATAAAATTAGCCAAATGGCTTTCTTATAAAATAAATGGAAGAGTTATTAGCAGTATTAGGTTAAAAGACACAAAACCATTAACCGAAGTAAAAATAAGTACAAAAGATGGTATTAATAAATTGTTAGATAATATTTTACCATATTTAATTATTAAAAAAAAGAAAGCAGAAATTTTAAAAAAAATTATTAATATTAATCCAGTGAAATTACGAGTTGATAGAAAGGGTTTTAAATACCTTCAACCTCAATTGAAATTACTCGATAATCTCTACTGCCAATTCAAATCTATAGCCAGTTCACCACCATAAAAGGAGATTTAGAAAATGAACGAACTAATCAAAGAGGCTACCCACGAAGCCCAAAAATCGTGGGAAAAAGAAAAAAGGGAAAAAGTTTACGAAACTGTTAAAAAAATTGTAAAAGCGACATTGGAAAAAATTGAAGAGTTGGAAAAACGCAAAGATAACATCCAGGAAGAAATCCGTATCTTAAAAAAAGATATCGATGATTTAAAAGCCGGGAAACTCGATGCGATAAAAGAACGCCAAGATATTAATCCTCGCGCAAAAGACGTAAGCATCATAATTATAAAAGAAAAAGAAATTATCCGAGAAACTAACCCATGGTATGTTCCCTATTATATAGAAATAAAACCGAATATTTGGCCGATAAAACCACCTATTTGGTATAACTATGAATTAAACGACAATCAAATTTGTAATGATATAAATAATTATTCTATTACAAAAGAAATTGATAGCGGAGATAGTTCAAGCGATACAAATTATTGCGCTTCAATTACTTGTTCTGATGTTAAAAATTACACCGCAGGGACATACAAGTTGGAAGATGGTACAATAAAGTACCTCTAATTTAAAATTTAAAGGTGGTGACTGGCTATAAATTATAAAGGCAACATAAGGAGATTTTATTTATACAGGATGGAAGATGAAACCGGGACAAGCGGAGAAGGAATAGTTGCTGAGGGGGCAGTTTTTAGCAATGAAATGGTAGCTCTCGCGTGGTTGACCGATACCCCCAGTGTTGTTTTTTATCCGGATATTAAAAGTATGGAAGAGGTGCATGGACATGGAGGGAAAACCAAATTGATTTATATTGATAGAGAGGAAAAAGATGAAATTTAAATATATTGATAACATAGTTGTGCTCAGAGGGCTACTTAAAGAAGTTACTAAATTATCTAAAAAACACGGCACAAAATCAGAAAGAAGCATTGCTCTAAAATCTTTGGCTGCGACACTTGATATTCTTATAAAACAAATGGCTCAAAATGATAAAAAATAATTTTTTATGGTGCAAAATTTGTAGTGCGTTTATTCCTTGCGAAATGTGTTGTCCGGAAATGTGTAAAGGGCATGTTGAATGTTATATGATAAATAATAATAATAACGCTTACTATTTTATAAATAATGTTTATTACAGTGGCGAAAATCTTGTAAGAACCAACAATTAAAGGAGAGGAAAGTTATGAAAAGAGTAAGTTTGATTTTGGAAAATGATGTTAAAGTAGGAAAATACGTTCCGATTAAAGTGCCTGCTACCCCCTTGCAACTTGGCAGGAGAAAAAATACGGCTGAAGAAATTATCGTTGCGAGGAATGGAAAAATTTTATTTCCAGAAAAAGAATACAAAATAAGAGATAATTTGCTTTATCTTGAAGATGCAGCTCGTAAAAATGATAAATTTGATATTATAATTATTTGAGGAGGGATTTATGGCGGCGAGATGGAATTCATTACATAGAGAATGGCTTAAAATTCATGCGGACGAAATGACCGACAAAGAATGTGCTAGTATACTCGGGAGAACGATAAAAGCCGTCAAACTTAAGAGAAATAGAACAGGTATTAAAAAATTAATGGGGCGGCCAAAAAACGGAAATAATAAATTTGTAACAAAAATTAATACCTATAGCTTTGAATTTTAAAAAAAGTTAAAAATGTTTTATTTTTTGGGGAAGTGTGAAATACTGTGAAAGAAAAAACTGATACTGAAAATAAAATGCGGAATAAAATTAGAATTATTTTTGATGTTGATGACGAAAATGCAATTACTGTTTATTTAGATTTATTACAAAAAGCAATGCTAATTGGCAAATCGCCTGAAGAATTTAATAGGGTAATTTTTATATTGGGGCTTAATTCTATTTTGTCAATCACAAAGGATGCATGGATATAAATAATAATAAAATTATTGAACTAATTGGAAGAGTAATACAAGAACAGGATATTGAAAAAACACGAGCTAAAAGAACGAAAGAAATAAATGAAAATGCTTTTTTTAGCAAGTTTACCAATAAAATAGTTCTTGTTGTTCTTAGTATAATGGTAGGGGCTTTTTTTTATTTATTGAAAGAGGACTATAATCTTAATGAAAAAATAGAGAATGTTAAAACACAATTAGTGGAAAAAGTTAATCAAAAATGCGAGTCAATTTATGAAAGAATGCATATATTAGAATTAAATGTAGTAAAATTACAAAGGGAAAAATAAATTGAAAAAAACAATTCTTTTGGTGGATGATAATGACCTTATAGTTGATACTATTGGTTTATATATAGGCGAAAATGAATATAATGTTTTAAAATTTACTAAAGAAAATTGCTATAAAAATATTATGGAGTATATTAAACCACTAAATGCATATTCGATTTTGGCTTTTATAGATATTGCATTAAATAATGGCGAAAATGGATTAATTTTGGCTGAAAAACTTTCAAAATTAGGAATTAAAATTATTTTTATAACAGGATGTCATCGAACAGACCCTCTTTATTTGGCTGCTCAAAAAACAAATCATAAAGTTATTGAAAAACCATTTAAATATTCATTGATAAAAGAACTAATTTATGAATCAACAAAATGATTTAAAATTACTTGTGGCAAAATATAATAACTTAATGTTATTAATTAGGGGTATTTCACACGAACTTAAAAATCCACTTATGGCGGCTAGGGGTGCCGCCGAATTAATAATGGAAAAAGGTTGTACGCTAGGGAAAAATAAATGTAAAGATTTAATGGGAAGAGCATTACATTCTTTAGACACGGCTGGCAATTGTTTAAAATCACTTGATATGATTGAAAGCAGCAATGAAATGAGGCAAGAATTAAGAGTAATTAACCTAGATAGCTTTTTAGAAAATCTAATAAAGCTTATTGCGATATTTATGGATGTTAAAAAAGTAAAACATATATTTTTCAACAAAGGTGATTTTACCAATATAAAAATTGAAACAAGGCCGGATGATTTATATCATATTATAAGTAATTTAATAATTAATGCCTCTCAAGCTTGTAATCAAAGTGAAAACTCCGCAATTTCATTATTTAGAAAAATGAATTGTGATGAAAATTATATAATTGTGGGCATTGGCGATAACGGCAATGGAATTCCAAAGCAATATATTAAAAAAGTTTTAAAAATAGGTTTTACTACTAAAGGAAATGGTGCCGGTTCTGGCCTTATGATTGTAAAAACATTATGCGAAAAAAATAATATAGGTATTTTTTTTACAAGTAAAAAAAATATTGGAACAAAATTTTATTTAAAAATTAAAAAAAGTGAAAATAACATATAATCAAATAGAACCTATTATTGAGAAATTAATAATACTTAAAAGAAGCGAATGGAAAATGAAACATGTTTCATACGAAGATGTTGCCCAGGAAATAAGAATTTTTTGTAATAAAATAATTGATAAAATTGATTTTGAAAACGAAAATATAGAAAGATATTTAAATGTATGTATACATAATTTTATTAAAAATTATATAAGAAATAAATATTTTTATTATATATTGCCATGCGTGTACAAAAAATGTAATTTTTATGTTAATTATATTTGCACAAATCCTAGCGGCACCTGTTATTTAATGGAAAAATTTTTAGAAAAAAAATCTATATATGAAAATATTAATTATAGAGTTTTAAATATAGATGATTATGGTAATAAGGAAATAATATATGATAAAAAATTAATTGCAGAACCAGATGTTAAAGTAAAAATTGATAGTGATTTTCTTATTTTGCAAATAAGTGGAAAATTGTCTGATAGGCAATTTGATATATATAAAATGAAAAAAGATGGTTATAGCGTAATGGATATTTCAAACGAAATGGGTTATAAAAAAACAACAATGGGCAGGACTGTAAGATATCATTTGGGTAAAGTAAGAATGGTTATCAACGAAGCATTAAGTGGATATTATAAATAATATGGAAAAAATTACAAATAATTCTTTATTGAGTGGTGATACTTATACGCAAGAAGATGAGCAAAATATAAAAAAATTATTTCATGAAGGATTAACTGATTCTGAAATTGCAAAAAAGCTTGGTAGAAATCGCCAAAGTATTTCCCTCAAGCGATTACATCTTGGATTATTTCGTAAAAAAATAAGACATCCGAATAAAAGACTTCTTACAAAAGAAGAGCAAAAAGAATTAGAAGTTAAGCGTTATAAATTATCTCCGCGATATAAAAGTCTAGATGGGAAACTTTCGCCGGAAGAAAAAGAATTATTCAATGCGGAGTTTGAAGTATATCTAGAACAACTTGACGAAGTAGATGTTAGAGATATAGAAACAATTCATACGCTAGTTTGGGAAATAATAATTCAAAATAGAATATTGGATGACGAAAAAAAAGCGCGAGATAGTAATACTCCTATTGATTTAAGAAGAGAATATAATGATTCGGTTATTAGATATGAAAGACTTATGAGACTTTTAAAACTTTCCCGCGAACAAAGATTAGAGGGGCAGCGCGCCAGCAAAGTATGTATTACGGATTTAGTTGAAGCACTTGAAAAGAAAGAAAATTTAGATAAAATATACAAACAAGAAAAAATTTTTAAAGAAGATTTAAAACAATTTAAACTTGGGTTGTCTCAAAGCGCGTCTAGCCATGTATATGGGGTTGATTTAGTTGAAGAAAAAAAAACAGATTGAAAAATTCACAATCGTAGTTGATACCAGGGAGCAGTTGCCGTATAAATTCAATATCGTGGATGAATGCAATGGCGCAATATCAAAAAAATTAGAATGTGGTGATTATAGTATTTTAAATTTAGAACATGTTATCTCAATAGAAAGAAAAAAATCCGTAGCCGAATTATATAATAATTTGGGAAAAGATAGAGGGCGATTTTTTAATGAGCTTGAAAATTTACGGCGCATAAAATATAAATTTTTAGTATTAGAATTTTCTTATGATGATATAAAAAAGGGTTGTATATATAGTCGAATCTCCCCCAATTATATAATTAGCAATTTATTGAAATTACAACTTGAATATGGGATTAATGTAATATATGCGGGGAACAGAGTTGCTTCTCAAGATATTGTTAAAAGAATTTTAAATAAAGTATGGAAATATTATATAGAAGGTCGCATTAATGGTAACAATTGCTACGAAAAGAAGTAGAGAATTAGATTTTCTAAGGGATGATTGTGACCTTACAAATGCGGATTTGCGTTTTTTAAATATTTTTACAAAAAATATACCACTACTTTGTCATCATGTACTTAATATTGATATATTATCGTTTCAGCATATGATTCAAGAGATATTATTGTTCAAATTTTTTCCAATGCTTGTATGTAGTAGGGGATTTAGTAAAACATTTAATCTTGGATTAAACGCAATTATAAGAGCAATCATAATGCCAAGAAGTAAAATAATTATGGTTTCTAATAGTTTTAGACAATGTGTTGTTGGCGATACAGTTGTTTTAACAAAAAATGGGGAAAAACAGATAAAAGATATTGAAATTGGCGATGAATTATTGGGTGTAAATAAATATAATAAAGTTATTGACAAATGGGAGAATTGTGCATGTCCAACAAAAAAAATTACAACATTAGAAGGTTATACCATAGAAGGTGATATTAAGCATAGAATATTATGTAAAAATAATAATAAATATGAATGGAAAACTCTTGACTCTTTAAGAGTCAATGATTCGGTTGAAATTTTAAAAGCGCTTATAACTAATCCATTGTATACGAATGGAATGATATCAGATAAAATAATTTCTATTTCTGATGGTTTTAATATAACTTACGATATATCATTAGAAAAAGCACATGATTATTGTTCTAATAGATTTATTTCTCACAATTCAAAACGTATTTTCGAAGAAGCCGAGATGATATATAATAAGGCGCCATTAGTGCAGCAATGTCATTCGTCAATTAATAAAAGTACTGATTTGTGGGAAATGCGAATTGGCTCTTCAAGTATTGTTGCTATTCCTCTTGGCCCGCAAGGAGAAAAAGTAAGAGGATTAAGGGGTACATGCATAATGCTTGATGAAGCACAAAATATGCCATGGGATATTTTTAATATTGTCATTAGGGGTTTTGCTATCGTTTCACATTCTCCCGTTGAACAAGTTCGTGAACTAGAAAGAAAAAAAAGAATGGCGGAAATGGGACTAATTGCAGAAGACGAATTTTTGAAGCAAAAATCAAATCAAATTATTCTTTCTGGGACCGCCTGTTTCCAATTTCAAGATTTTTATAAGATATATTTACAATATAAAAATATTATAGAAGATAAAATATATGGTAAAATACCAATTGGAGATATTGAGGAATATGTTAATCATAATGATTATGCAATATTACAAATATCTTATCAAGACCTTCCAGAAGGATTTTTGGATAAAAAACAACTTGCAAATTCTAGATTGTCAATGCCCGAAGCTCTTTTTAAAATGGAATATGAAGCGCAATTTATTACAGACACCGAAGGATTTTTTAAACGCTCTCTTCTTGAAAGTGCAACCCCAACCGGGAGAGACGGGTTTGGGACTCAATTTAAAGGGAATAAAGACTCTTTTTATGTTATGGGTGTTGATGCTGCCCGTGGTGCTGGAGCTAATTTTGCAATAGTGGTTTTAGAACTGTGCGGCGAAATTTCAAAAATTAAATATTGTTGGACTACTCACAGTATGGATTTTCCATCTTCTACTAAAAAGGTTAGAGAAGTATTAAGAAACTTTAATGTTGTAAGGGCTGATTTTGATAAACTTGGTGGAGGACAAACCGTTATTGATTTGTTATCAGAGGATTCCTTAATTCCTCCTGGGGAAGAACCAATTGTTGAGATAGATTCTGAGAAACAGGGAATTAAAATTATAGAGGCTATTCAATTTAACCCATCTTGGCTTTCTGATGCAAATTATGGATTGCGTAGCGACTTTGAGCATAAAAGAATTTTATTTCCGGCAATGCCTGGAGAAGAAGAAGTAGATGGAAGTGACCCCTATTATTATGATAAAGTAGATGAAGTTTTTGCTGAAATTCAGGAAATGAAAAATGAGGTTTGTAAAATTGTAGCAACTACAACCAAAACTGGGAATATTCATTGGGACCTTCCAGAAGGAAGTCCTAAAAAATCTAGAAAAGATAGATATTCAGCTTTACTTCTTGCGGCATATGCCGCGAGACAAGTTAGAAATAAAACAATTAAAACAACAGAATTGGCCGAAGGCGGATGGCCTGAAATGCTTGTTTGAGGAGGAAAAAATGGGTTTTTGGGAAAAGTTTAGTGGAAGAAATAATGAGTATAGTAAATCACACGAATGGCATGAAGCAATAGCTGGTAATATTCAAGAATTAACAATTCCAATAGCTCGCGCTAGTATATATGATAGAACTTATCTTAGTCGAGACAGATATGATTCAAGAAGGTCGTCTGATTTATATTATGCGGAAAAAATTCCAGTTGGTGATAAAGAAATTATAAAAGCATGTAATATTATATATAATACATTTGGGATTGCAAGAAACACTATAGATTTAATGCAAGAATTTGCAAGCGAAGGATTAGATTTTAGAACAAATAATGAAAAAATTAAAAAATTTTATTTGGGGTGGGCAGAGGCAATTAATTTACAAGAAGTGATTGATTGGATTTTTCTTGAATTTTACAAATCAGGCAATGTTGTTATTTTTAAAAACACTAAACAACTTACTTCAAATGAAATTGAAAATTTGACAAAATTTACAGCCGAAGCTGACCGTCCAAAAAAGATTTTTAAAGCAAGAGAAATTCCTGTTTCCTATACTGTTCTTGACCCACTTTTAATTGATAAAGTTACAAGTGCTGTTTTTAATGATTATATTATAAAATTTACATTACCAACGGACTTACAAAGAACTATTAGCAACCCCAGAACAGATAAAGAAAAAATAATTTCACAACAAATTAAGCAATTAATGGGTGATAAAAAATCCGGCAATCAAATAGAACTTGACCCAAATAGAACAACAATTATTCATAGGAAAAAACAACCTTATGAAAAATGGGCAAAGCCATTTCTTTATGCCATTCTTGATGATATTTATTATAGAAATAAATTGCGTATGATGGATAAAGCCGCCGCCGACAGTATTATAAATGCAATTGTTTTATTAAAAGTTGGAAATGATAAATTTCCTGCAAGTCCTGACACAGTAAGAAAAGTGGCAGAAATGCTTTGTATGGAATCAAAATCAATGTATTTTGTATGGAATCATGCCATTGAACTCGAATCTGATTATGCTCCAGTGGGAGATATTCTCGGTGAACAAAAATATGAAACTGTTAATAAGGATATTTTAAGAGGCATGGGTATTTCAGATGTAATTCTTGGAGGAATGGGGACTGGTAATTATGCCACATCATACCTCAGTGTAAGAACCCTTCTTGAAAGACTTGAAGACGGACGCAATAAAGTAATAAGATGGCTAAGAGAAGAAATGAAACAAATTGCGGAAGCCATGGATTTTGATGAAATTCCAGAAGTCGAATTTGCACATATGTCGCTTAAAGATGAAGCTGCAGAAAGTGAAATAATTATAAGGGCTTACGAAAGAAATATTATTTCTCCTCGTAGTGCTATAGATGCACTTAGGGGTAGACAACTTCCAACATTTGAAGAAGAAATAACGCGAATGGAGGAGTTAAATGATTTGCAAGACAGGGGCCTATTTATAAAGCCACAGCAAATTCAAGCTGGCGGAGGAGTCCCTCTTAGTCTAATGGGGTTGCCAAAAGACGAAGAAGAGCCGATTATTAAAAAACCTAAAAAAATGACAAAAACAATTAAAGAAAGTGGGCGACCATCAAATCAGCCAATTACTAAAAAAATTCCAGAAAGAAAAGTTACTCCCAAAGGCGCTTCAGTTATTGATTTAATTGATGATGCGAATATAAATTTAGACAAAGCAGATAAAATATACGATACTATAAAAAAGAATGTTGGAAAAGATATTTCTCAGCAAAATATATTTTATATCTTTTCACATATATTAAACGGAGAAGAAACAGATTCTATTATAAATAAAACAAAATGGCTGTCTAACAAGACAAAAATATTTGCCGATAAAAAAATACTTAAAGCATTTACCAAACTCTTAGAGCGCTGGAAAAAGAATAATCCTAAAAAAGCACCTGATAAATCTATTCTTGAAAAACTTTGGAAAAATGCTTGGAGTATTGTAAGGGCATATGATAAATTTGTCGCCGAGGTGGAATCATGAGAAAATTTTTGTGTTTAATATTATCATCTATATTTTTAATAGGATGTGTCAACCCGGGCGGGAAACAACAAATTCCATTTTCTTTTGAAATTTTTGGCGGCAATACAAATGTTTTTCACTATCCGAATAATAAAAAACAACAAGAAATTTCAACCAAGGCATTACCTCCTACAGTTTGGCTAGAGGCCGCTCGTGCAATAATGGAAGCTATGGCTAAAATTTTTATGTATGCTTATGATGCTAGAAAATATGGAAGCGTTAATGAGTATTATATAGGGTGTAATGAATTTTGGATTTTAAGATTTAGATGGGGAGAAGACCCAATGATTAAAAGATTACAATTACTTAAAGATATATATCAACTTTACTTGGAACATTTTCCAAAAGTTGGTGGACAAACAGAAATGCCGGATGTAATTGCTCCTTTGGACAATATTGTAAAAACTATAAAAAATTCTTAAAAATTGTGATAGGTAAAAAAATGGTTAATTTAAATTCTATTAGGCAAACAACAGTAGTTGGAACAGTTCCTCATAATCCTACTTATTTGCAACGAATGATTCAGAAAACCCAAAGAGCGCTTAAATATCCAGAACCATATGCGTCTATTTCACATGTTTTACTTCGCTCTATAGATGGAGCAGGGATTCAAATGGTATGGCCATGGGCC